GTTGTCTTCCAACATAAGCAGTTCTCGTTCACCCACGATGGAAAATCGGATGACTATCGCAAGTACAACAGCAACGTATTCGACAGACAAGCCATTGATATAGCTGAGACTATAGCTAAGTCAGCACTAAAAGGTGACCGTATTGGCTTGACTTCTACCCACTATCATACTACCTCAGTATCACCATATTGGGCCAAAAGTTACCACCGAGATGGTCGCATTGGTACACACGTTTTTTACACAGCACCCGAAGGGAAATGAGAATGTTTAACATGACACTTGAGCAACACTTGGAAGAGATGGGTATCCGTCCCAAGTCTATCATCCGTGAATTAGAGGAACTGCTTGATCCACGACTAGAGTATCTGGCGAAGGGTTACTACAATGACCCCCGCAATGGAAATAATGAAGTACCGTTCTAATGAAACACAGGAGACCTAACCCTATGGCTAAAGACCTAAGACAGCCTAAATACAAAATGAGGGTTGTACCTGTTAAGAAAAAGCCTATATTAAAACGTAAGCGTAAACACAAAGGACAATCGCTATGACAGTTGATGCACACACACTAATCAAGAGTTCCTACATAGGTGAAGGCTGGACTGCCCATTACTTTGGGGATGAAAGCATGATGTTTAGGAATAGCAATGGAACTACCCTCCAACTACCTCCAAATAGTACGAGGATTCTAATTGATATATTCGATGATATAGAGAAGGGAAAGTAAGATGAATACAATATGGATACTAATATGGTTTGTCGTTGTCCCAGAGCAAGGTGTTAGGTACTATCACTTGGGAACGTATGAGAATGAGACCCTATGCAAGTCTGCGCTGAAGGATGCTTCGGTTATGGTCAACGATAAGAATGAAGCAATAGAATGTATAGGGGTAAGTGTTGATGATTAAAGCAAAATACATTCACCACTGTGGTAGTGACTTAACGGTTGCCAATAGCGCAAGAGTAAGTTTCGCTAAAGAGAGTGAGCTAGAGGATGATGCTTGGGGGCCACCTAAGCTCAAGGATAAGGATGCCAAGTTGATCCGTTACCTTGCCAGAGAGAAGCACATCAGTCCGTTCGGACATTGCTTCGCTACCTTTAGGATTAAGGCTCCGATATTTGTCGCTAGGCAGCTAGTCAAGCATAAGTTCCTGCGATGGAATGAGGTTAGTCGGCGTTACGTTGATAGTGAACCTGAGTTCTACGAACCGAAGCAATGGCGTGGGCGTAGTGCCGACAAAAAGCAAGGCTCTGAGGGTGTCGTAAACATAACACTTGACCAAGAGGTACAATGGAACAGGCAGTTGTCTACATACAAGACCTTACTGTCTGAGGGTGTAGCGCCTGAGCAAGCTCGTATTGTACTGCCGCAAAGTATGATGACTGAATGGTATTGGTCAGGTAGCTTAGATGCCTTCGCTGATGTGTGTCGTCTACGGTGCAAGGAAGACACACAGGCAGAAACACAAGAGGTAGCATGGGCCATCAGCCTTAAGATGGAAGACCTGTTCCCTGTATCATGGGTGGCATTGAGAGATGAGTGAAGTCAAGATAACTGAAATAACTGAGCATGAAGATGGCAGTGCTACGCTACAGGTAGAGTGTGACCCTGAGACATTTATGGCTATCTTTAACGTAGGCTTTGTGTCGCTGATTAAGACTGGCCTGTACTGGGAGACAGACAATGATAAGACCAATGACTGAGGAAGAACGCAAGGCATCGAAGGAACGTGACGAAAAGAATAAGTGGCGCAAGTGTGTCAGTTGTGGCAATGCAAGTAAAGGCACTTGGTGTGGCTTATGTCTGGAGGAAGAATGATCAACAGTGAGTGGCGTAAGCTGATAGCAGAGTATGAAGACTTTAAGGGGAACGTAATGGCAGAACATACATCAGACATCGTGAATGAACCTAAGCACTACGCCCGATGGAAAATAGAACCTATCACATACATCATGCAGAATGGTTTTGAGTTCTGGCGTGGGAATATCATCAAGTATGTCAGTCGTGCTGGATACAAGCCCTACGAGGGAATGAGTGATGTACAGAGTGAGATCACAGACCTTGAGAAGGTTATACGCTATGCACAAATGCGTATCAATCAACTGGAGGGTAAGGACAAGCTATGACTAAAGAGGACATAAAGAAGATCGTGAGGACGTTAGAGAAGTGTCCAGATGTAAAAGCTGAGGAGGTCGCTTACCTTATCAGGCAACGTCAGATGTACCTAGAACAGGAGCCAGAGAATGAGTTTGCGTGACGATGAGATATTAAAGATGTGCAATAGGTTGGCTTACAAGTACAACCGCATTGACTTAAAAGATGACCTCATCTCTGAAGGTGTTTTGGCAATATATGAAAGGTTAGAGGTGAACCCAGATGAATACCCTGCCAGCCTATACAGACGCGCACACAGGGCTATGTATGACTATGTCAACAGGAGGTCTAGGGTTGTGCATATACCTAACTCAAGGACGGTAGAGAGCCTCTCAAAGGGTGTAGAATACAAACATCAAAACTACTCTGAGAAAGGCAAAGAAGAACTGGCAAAAGCGTTGTCGGCTACATCTATGAACATAGACCAAAACCTATCTTTGTCTGTAAAGGACTGCACTCAGGATTATGAAAACCAGGAATATCTTGAAAAAGCAATGAATAAGCTGGACGACATAGAAAGGGAGATCGTGAAGAAGAGATACTTTGAGGGGATATCGCAGCCAGATTTAGCTGATTTTTATGGGGTAACCCAACAGTCAGTTTCAAGAAGGGAGGCTGCGGCACTAACAAAAATGTCACGGCTGTAACAATTCGTGAAGTGTGGAATTTAGAAAAGGGTCTATATAAGTAAGTGTAACCCTCTTAAGTTACCTCTAGAGTTACTGCGCTTCGTCGTTGTCAATTAAAGAGTTACACTAGAGTTACTCTAGAGTTACCTCTTATTGGTACACCGACAACGACTATAACTCTAGATTAACTTTAGCATAAGGAAGATAACATGAGTGATAAAAGCAACTTACCGTGTCCTTTTGTGTCGTGCGGTTCTTCAGATGCTTTTAGTTATAACAGCAATGGCTACGGAAAATGCCACTCCTGTAATAATAACTACCCGTCCAGACAGAAGACGTTTGATTGGGCATCTGAAAAATACCCCACAGTACAAAATGATGGGTACTCGTTCACCCCTAAGAAGATTGAGCCGCCAGTTCAACAAGACCCCAGCAGTGGAAAATATGAAAGTATGCGTGGTATTGATGAGGGGGTCATGGCGGAATATGGCGTACTAACCTACCCTGATCGTCAGGAGTACATATACCCCAGCGGGGGAATTAAAGTAAGGAAGTTACCAGAAAAGGGATTCTACGCTAAAGACGGGTTTAAGTCTGATGAGTTATTTGGCATGAACCTTTTTACCGCGGGTTGTAGTAAGGTTGTAACTGTCACAGAGGGTGAGTTAGACGCACTATCGGTTTTCCAGATTATACAGAACAAGTTCACTAACCCTGTTGTGTCGTTGCCATCAGCTACTCCATCAAAGAAGCTGTGGGAGAATTGTGCGGAGTGGCTTAATACTTTTGAGAAGATTATCCTTTCTGTAGATAACGACGAAGCTGGTAACAATTTAGCGGATAACATTGCCAAGTTGTTTCCTAACAAGGTCTACCGTGTTGACCATCGAGCCTACAAAGATGCCAATGAGTTCTTACAGGCTGGTAAAGCTGATGACTTCAAACAGGCTTGGTGGAACGCTCGTAAGTACACACCTGAGAATGTGATGAATAGCACACAGGATTTCTTGTCGTTATATAAGGATACACCTGAGCATCAGTATGTACCAACAGGTATCCAAGCGTTAGACGATAAGATACTTGGTCTCATGCAAGGTCACTTCACGGTAATCAAAGCACCCACGGGTATCGGCAAGACGGAGGTCATGCGCTATCTTGAGTATAACATGCTACAGAAGGAGATACCTATCGCTGCATGGCACTTAGAGGAAACCAAACTACGTTCTATCTTAGGTCTCGTGAGCTACGAGTGTAATGACAACCTGACACGCAGAGACTTGATTGACGATAAGGGTGCAGAGGAACAGGTGTTGGGGGCCATCGAAAGTCTTACTAAGGATGAGAACTTCTACCAGTTCTACCTAAGTGATGGTCAAGATGCTGACGATCTTATCGACCAGATACGTTACTTTGCTGTAGCCTGTGGCGTTAAGTTTGTTTTCTTTGAGCCTATCCAAGATGTCTTGGTTGGTACGTCTGAGGATAGTAAGGAACAGATGCTGGCTGATTTATCTGTTAGGTTGTCAAAGGTGTCTGCTGAGTTAAACGTGGGTATCGTAACTATCGCCCACACTAACGATGATGGTCAGATGAAATACTGTCGTATGATCGGACAACGTGCGTCCGTGATTGTTAACCTAAGTCGTGATAAAGATTCTGACGATCTACAAGAGCGTAACACAACGTACTTAACTGTTGAGAAGAACCGACCCTGTTCAGAAGAAGGTAACGCAGGGATGATGC